AGTCTGGATTTGTAACATCGTTTTCAAGTCTTGAATAAATCAAAACTCTATTTGCACCCAATTCTCTATAAACATCTGCTCCATGTCCACCTTGTGGTGGAATAATTACATTAAAAGCAGCATCAGTTGAACCAGATGGATTAGTTAATCCAACTGCGTTTAAATCAACACTACCAAAAGAATAATCTGAACCACCGTTAGTAACCTCTACGGAGTTAATTTTTCCTGCAGCGTTTACAACAACCGAACAAGTTGCACCCTCACCATCGCCTTTGATTGGTACATTGTTATACGTGGTTGCAGTACCGTATCCAACGCCTCTATTCTTAATAGTAACAATTTTTAATTGTCCACTAGTATCTGCGTTATTTCTAACTGCCGCAACATCAGATAAAGTTTCCCAATTATTAGGTACAGGAACAAAACTTGTAGAATCAAACTTAATCAATTCAGTTGGTTTGATTGTAAAAAGATATTTCCAAATATATCCGTCACCAGAACCACCAGCAGAACGAGGTTCTAAATCTGTGAATAGTGGTTGGTCAAGAGATGGTCTTCCATCTGGATTCTCCGGATCCGTGCCATTTTGTAAACAAACATAAACCCTAAAGTCAGAGTTCATCACATAATAATTAGCATCATATAAGTTAGTAGAACTTGTTACTGGTGAAACGTTTGACCTTGAATAGTCATTTCGATACATCTCATAAGTCGTACCGGAAGTCCAATCTAGTTTTCTTACAACTCTCGTTACATCAGATGCATTGATTCTTTTCAATCCGATCATGGTATCCCAATAATCAGTTTCCTCACTAAAAGAATCTTTTGGAGATGGGGGAGACTCATTCCAATCTTCGTCGAATTCGGTTGCATTTGGCAAACCGATCCAAACATAATAACTGTTGGAAGTAGATGCAACTCCAGCTACAAAATTACCAGAATTTACAATACGAAGTTGATCAGTTATAATAGCTGACATTTTTAAAAACTTTACGCTTTTTGTTTATTTATAGTCAAATGTAAGCCTCTTTTAAATCTCTGGTTCTAACAACTATTGGACCAGTTTGAATTCCAACAACACCATCATCAGTGATAGCATTAAATGCACTGTCACCTTCCTTGACAAAATCATGCAAACGACCCCAAGAGTATTGACCAAACCTCTCACTGCTTCCAAGACTTACTCCAATTGTAGAACTTACACTGACAGTAACTCTTCTTAGGGTTGTTTCGCCAACACCAATTGCACTACCAGTAACGTTTTCTACTGACATCACTTTGTAGATGTTATCTATAAAGGAAGTTCCAATACCCACAGGTGATGTGCCAGATGCATCTCCATATGCAGTGATACCAGTTCCACTATATGAATCAAATACTACAAAGTAATATCCAGTTTGAATGCCACTGTTTGTAATTGGTGTGGACATTACAGAGGAATCTCTAAGAGTGGAGTCTAAAGGAATAAACAGATCAAATGTTAATCCAGTGGTTGCAACACCAACAACCGAGGTTGTTCCAATACCAGTGATAATACCGAAATCGCCTTCATATTTAATACTCGTGAGTTGATCATTGCCGAAAGCTTCTGGTTCAATCAATACAATTGGTGGATTTGTATTTGTATATCCAGCACCAGGATTTGTGAGAGACACGGAGTTAACAGTTCCCACACCAGACAAACTTGCTACTGCAGTTGCATTGGTATTGACTGTAATACCAATACCAGCAAAGATTGTTCCGATACCAGCAGTTACACCAATAGAAACAGCAGGTGTGGATGTATATCCAGAACCACCGTCAGAGATTACGAAACTTGTAATAGTTCCGGCGGCAGAAACGATTGCAGTGGCTGCTGCACCTGTTTTTTCGGTAGGATCTATGATGAGAACACTCTGTAAGGTTTCACCGAGATCATCAATTTCACTAAACAATGGAACTGCGGTATCAACAAACACTTCAGTTGCACCAGCAGAAACGTTATTGATGATACGTGAGTTTGGTCTAATACCTGCTTCAAGTAAAGCTCTATCTTTACCGATTTCAAAACCATTAACAATCACATCCGAAGTTTGTTTTCTCCAGGTGATGGGTCTTGATAAAGTAGCGTCTGTGGTAATACCAACTTCAATATATGTATTGGTAGAAACACTATCGGTAGTGGTAATGCCAGTAACAACTCTTGGATTCTGTTGGAAACCATCTTTGATTCCAATTTCTGGATATTCATTAAGAGTCAGAGAATCTCCAACCTTAACGCTTTCCAAAATATCAACATCAACTACATCATTATCAGATCCACGATAGTAATAAATTCTTACCTTATCTCCCAACTTAGGAGCTTCAGAGAATACAAGTCTAGAACCACCTACAAACTTATAACTCTCGAATGGAATTTGAAGAATGTCATTCAGGAAAATAAGAACGTTATCTTCAATTCTAATTGGAGAACCCTTACCAGATCTGAGGGTGATTGGCGTCTCAGATGCACCAACAGTCTTTGTCAGACCAAATGATCTCTTAGCACCATCAAATTCATCTTCAAAAGTATTCAGTTTTTCAAGTTCACCAAAGGACCAACCACCGAAACTATCTGTAAATACATCCTGAACAGTGAGTCTGAATGTCTTGAATGCAGATCCAGCAGAAGCATCTGTTGGGATACCTGCTTGGTTATCCGTAGCAAGTCTTAGAGTATCACCAATCTTATAATTGTAACCATAATTTGTAATGTTGAAACTAATTACACTAGTTGCGGAACCAACGCGAACTGATACCGATGCACCAATACCGGTTGAACTTCCAACTAATCTCATATTTTCATAATTGAGTGGTTGTTCAAATTCAAGAGTTGGTGGAGTGGCAGAACTGAATCCAGAACCACCATTAGTAATGGTGACAGAAGTAACAAGACCCGCAGTAACATTTGCACGACCGATAGTTGTGACTCCAGAAGAAGTGATAGCTCTGACCAAAATATTTGTTTGAACTCCGACTCTATATCCAGAACCACTATTACCGATAGCGACAGATTCAACTGTTCCTGCAGCAGAAACAATTGCCGTACCGCCGGCAGATACAAGAGGTTGATAACCAAAGGAAGATGTTTCGCCAACAGAAACGATGACGCCACCTCTAGGAATAGAAGAAGAATTAACATCATAAGTTACTGATACACCTGCACCAGTAAATCTAATAGAAGTAATGCCGGCGGTTTCGGTGATGATATAATCATCTGGAGAAGCGGGATTCTGGAAGATTTCGTTGATTGAAATGACACCGTTATTTGTTGCAACTCCTGTGACATTTTGTCCACCAGACTTCAGTATGAATGCAGTCGAGACACCCGTAAACTGACTTTCAATACTATCAAACACATAGTTGTTTGCATAAGTATCTTGAGTTCCATTCTCAGTTCCAGTTCGTGTAAACGCTCTTGCTGCGAATGTGGAAGTGGTTGTAAGACCAATCGGACCCTTTTCTCCCTTAGGTGCATCAGTGAAGTTGATTGTGTCTTCAACAATTCTATAGTTACCGATAAACTTAGTGACTGTTGCGCCAGCATTATGATTTGCAAGAGCAGAATTCAACTGAGATCTCTTCATCAAAAGTTGGTTTGTTGAACCAATGCCAACGGTATCAACCTTCATGAATTCATCACCAACCCTCAAGATATCTCCAGAGAATATAGAAGATATTCCAGAAAGAGTTATGAAGTCTGAGGTTGTTCCAACATCAAAAGAAAGTGCATAATTAACCGGAGACTCAATCAGTGGACTTTGAATATTATTATCCAAAGTTACCAACATCTTAGAATCAAGATTTTTGGATGTAAACGCATGTGTCGTACCAACACCAACTGCGGTGATGTCAAGAATATTTGGTACAGTTAAGAGAGCATCTGTTGCACTTGCAGCTACCTTGAACTTGTTCTCTGCAATCTTGACTGCATAAACAGTAGATGGTAACTTATCTGTGGTTCCAAAACCAACAATAGACGTGGTGTTGATACCGATACTCATCGTTGTGCCAGCACCAGTTGGGGTATAAGTAAGTTCCTCACCAGTTGTGAAGAAGTGGTTGTTAACGATCAGTGTGTTTGATGTAACATCAACTGCACCAGCGTCCGAAGCATCAAATACTTTATGGAATACTGAGTCTTCATTATGTTTCAGTGGGAATGAGAACTTAACATCGTTTTCAGTTCCAGTATATGATCCATCTTGAGAACGTATCTCTGAATTAGTAAAGGTGACAAAACCAACACCACCTGTTCCAGTTTCGGTAAAGTTGTATTGGAATACTTTTGCGGTAATTGCAGTATTTGCGGGTGGAGTCAATCTAAGTTCTAAATCACCACCGGAAACAGAGGAATATCCAACACCAACCGTTCCAATACCAGAACCATTGAAAGTATCAAATGCACCAAACTCACTGAAGTAGATATTAGATCCATCATGAATTAAGGTTACCTGAGTAACCGCACTTCTGTTATTTGTTGTGTCATTGATTTCAATGAGACAATCTGCAGCCTGATATGTTCCAGATCCAAATCCACTAATTCTAGTGGCCTGAGGAGTCCCAGTAGATGCGATATTAGTAGTGGTGGTCAGAATCTGATTCAGTGAAATTGATGTGCTACCAATTCCAGTTGCAGAAGAATCGATTGATGTTTGATGAACTCTCATCGTTACACCAACACCCGAAACTGGAGTGAAGTAAACACTGGTAATACCAGATCTTACATCTGCACCAAAAGTTCCCAATCCAACACTTGGAGAGTTTGTTATTGAAATATTATCGTTCACTAATTGTCCATATTCAAGAACATATGCTTCAGATCCGTCTTGATGAACAACTAATTCATTTAACTGACTTCTTTCTTGACCGCCAAGTTCTTCGGTAAGAACAAGAAGTTTAGAAGTTGTTGTTGTAGTTGTACTAAATGCAACAACTTCACAAACAGATTCTGGATCTGTTGAACCGATACCAGATGCGGAAGAAATGATTTTATAACCTGTGCCAACGTTGGTGGAAGCAAAACCTACTGTGGTATCAGTGTCAATGAACATTTGCTGAGAGAATATTCTCAACGCATAGTTGTTATTTCTGAATTTTGCGGGCACAAATCGAATTGTACCTGTACTACCAGAGACACTGAAGTCAAATTCTCCCAAATCAATAGTTGTTTCTACTCTACCAAAGGGAACCAGATATCCAAGATTATTATCATGCAGAAGGTTCATTTGAAGAATTTGTTTTTCACCAGAGAATCTGGTATCAAATGCCATGATATAGAACTTACCACCACGGATTTTTTCAAGATTAAAGTCCGCAATATCGGAGAACGCCGTAGCACGAGGCAAGTCGTTAAACTGATCACTTACACCATCAATAGAAATTGCTCTGTTGGTTCTAGACTCGCTATAATCTGAAAGAATTATGTTATCAAACTTAATCTCATCAGAGGCTAAATCATTTCCAATAAACAAAGAATTTTCTGATGCAAGATCAAAGTTATATTTTTCATGAATAGAGGTGTTATCACTAACAAGGTCAACTAAGAAAGATACAACATCGGATGCAACACCAACATTTGCAGTTCTTCTATTCTTAGCATCAGTTGATGCAATAGAAATAATATTGTGATCAGAGAAGTTTTTGAAACCAACAACGTGTCCAAGGGAATTAACAGGATCTCTCCACTTGTCATATTCAATAGTAGAACCTAAAGAGTATGAGAATGTTTGGTAATAATCATTATCCGGTGTTTTTTGAAGTTCTTCACTCAGTTTACCGGTGTCTCTTTGCCATCCACTTCTAATTTCCGAAGTTGCACCGATATCAAATTTAGACGTAGAGCTGTTAACTTCCTGAATGATACCAACAGTCTTGGAAGATTGTCCATTAAGAGTTTCACCAACTGCAAAAAAGTCATCTGAGAGAACTTTCAGGTACTTATTATTTTCATTCCAAATTGTAACCTCACCAATTTTATTACCAGTTGTTACAGTCTCACCTTCAGCAAAATTAAGTGGTTCAACATCAACGACAAAGATTGGTAAATCTTCAGATCGAACAACTCTTGCCGACGAACCAACATCACTGTATATACCTGGGTTTGTTACTCCTGGATCTAATTGATAAGAAACGTTGGCTCCACCTCCACCAAAATTGGTTGTCACACCAGTTACAGTGAAATTTTTATATCCATAATCTGCAGAGTTATATCCACTACCAGTAGATCCAATTCCGATCTGTTCAACAAAGATCTTTTCACCAATTGTGAATGGATATGTTGATGTTGAGAATCCTACAGTTCCACTTTCAAGGGTCAAAGTTACAGTTCTGGTTGAAGTCTGATATGAAACATCAGATACCTTAAATCCGTTGGAGTTATTGGTCGCAACAACTAAAGGAGAAGAGTCAAAAAGTCTGTTAGTATTTCTCAGAAGTTTGACACTATTGACAGATGTACCTTGAAGTTCCGTGCGAGTTACAATATCAGTGTTAATTTCATCAGTAATTCTATCGACAAAAATAAGTGTTGGTGGAGTCAGATAATTTTTGCCGCCAGATGTAATACCAATATTCGAAACTTTAGATAGTCTATCCAGTTTTAAAATTTGTGGGAAAAGAACTGATGGTTCTAGAGTTTTATCTGCAGAATAGTCAAAACCAACGTTCTTGATAGTGAAAGTTTTCGGAACACCAATATTTTTGCTTACCAGTCTGATAGCAGCGCCAACACCACTGGTAGAAGCAATGGAAGTTACAACTGGAATCTCCGTGTAATTCTTTCCTCTAGAAATAATTTGAATAGTCTTTACTGGACCATCAGTTTGAGTTGCGGTTGTTGAATACTCAAGAGTTGTAGCTTCTGATTGTGTATAAGATCCCTTTTCCGGTTGAGATGGAATATTGAAATTGAATGTTGTGCTTCCAATTCCAGTAACGTTGAATACACCGTTGTAATTGCTAAATCCGGATTGTATTCTGGAGAATCCAATAACATCCATGTCGGTG